ACGTCTCCACGACATGGGCGACGATTGCTTCAGCCGTCCCGCTAACGGACGTCGAGGCAGCGGTAAATAAGGTCTACGACAACTCTGGTCTGTGGCCTAACGCTTTGATCGTCAACCGCAAAGTGTTTCGTGCTCTGCGAAATACCGCACAAGTGATTGACCGCATTGCATCGAGCGGCGCAGGCAATCGCAACTTGGCTAGCGATGTTACGGTGGACATGCTGGCTCAGGCGTTCGATCTCGATTATGTGATCGTAGCTGGTGGCTCGCAGAACACGGCAACGGAAGGTCAAACGGCCGCCGCTGGGCAAATCTGGTCATCGTCTTACGCGATGGTGTGCAAGGTCGCAACGTCCAACGACTTCCGCGAGCCTTGCATCGGCCGCACGTTCCACTGGGGCGCTGACGGCTCGAACATCGACGGTGCGGTTGAGACTTATCGCGAGGAAGTGGTTCGCAGCAATGTTGTTCGCGTTCGCCACGACACCGACGAAATCGTGCTCTACGCCCAAGCTGGTCACCTCTTGAAGATTGACTAATGAGCCGCTTTCGATCCCAGTTCAAACGCGGGCCAGCTATTTCACTGGTCCGGCAGTTTGGCGAAACGATTACCTATTACTCGGGCGGGGCAGATGGTCGGTCTATTCAGGCCATCGTCAGGCGCGAGCAGGTAGTCGGTCCGACTGGGGTTACGGCTCAGCAGATTACTTGTTCCGTTTTGGATGATGCCACCGAAGGCATTGCCGCGACGGACATAAACGACGGTCGCGATACGGTGCTAATTGCACTTGAGCAAGGCGGCGAGGCGACCCGGCGAGAGATCACGTTTATCGACGACGACAGCAACGGAATGGTGAGGTTTAGAGTCCGATGACGACTGTGGCCGAATCAATCGCAACTGTCCTAGTCGCACGGCTTGAAGGCATTACCGAGGCTGACGGCTTCGAGTTTGATGTCTCGCAAGTCGTGCGGGTCGATCGGCACGGAGTCCAGCCAACATACAAGCACTTGTCGATTGTGATTGACCAAAGCAAAGCACGAAATCAGGAACTGAGCTATGCGGGCAATCCGCCAGCGATCGCTTGGGACTTGACGTTCGACTTGCACTTGATTTGCAGAGACAGCGGCGACCCGCAAGCCAAGGCGATTAACGACGAGATGATGCAGGCGGAAGTAGTTGAGGCGGTAACGCTTTCACTGTCCGACTGGTACACGCTCGGGGGTTATGCAGTCAATGCGGAGTTTGGCGATCCAGTGGCGTACACAGGGGCCGAAGGCGAGATAACCGGCAGCACGTTGCCGCTAGTCGTCACCTATCGCACCTCCGAATACGACTTGACGGTGCAGCGGTGATTGACTTCAGCGTTAGGGGCGTAAAGGAACTGCAACGGGTGCTGGCAGATCAAGCGGACAGATTGCCGCGAGAGATGGCGACGGCGATAAATGCGACGGCGAAAGCAACTCAGAGGCAGATGGCAAAAGAGGTGACGAAGGAGCTGTCGGTTCCACAGAAAGTGGTCGCCAGCACGTTGTCGCAAAGCAGGAAGGCTAGTCGGTCGGAGCTAAAAGCAGCGGTCAGGCTCAGTAAGACGAAACGCATTTCACTGAAGGAGTTCGGCGCACGGCAAACCAAAGCTGGCGTCTCGGCCAAGATTAGCAAGTCAAAGGGTCGTACGACGGTGCCAGGTGGGTTTCAAGGTCCGAAGGTTGGGGCAATGTTGGCTAGGTGGCGAGGCAATGCGTTTAAGCGGTTGGCCAAAACACGACTGCCGATCGTCAAGCTGCAAGGGCCATCGCCTTGGGGTGTGTTCGTGAAGACGGGGGCGACGAAGGCAAGCGTTGAGTTTGCACAGCAAGAGCTAGAGAAACAAGTTCAAAGACGAATACGGGCCGTCATGGTCCGACGAGGGCTAATCACGTAGCCAGGAAGCGCTAGCCGGTGGAGTTGCAACGAAGCCGGTTAGCTTTTTTGAAACATCATGTTCGCTTCCTGGAGAAGTGACATGGCAGATGTTAGACAGAATTGCGGTGCTGGCTGCCAAGCTCGAAACGACCGTTGGCACCGACGTAACACCTAGCGCATCAGATGCGACGTTTAATATCTTCAATGCGAAGATTGAACCAATGATCGAGATGGAAGAGCGAGAAGGCCAAGGCGGCTTTGATCGCTTGTCGGCTCAGTCGTCGGCACGCACGGCCAAAGCTACCTTTAAGACCTACTTTCAATGGGACGGGACATCGACAGAGCCGACATGGGCTGAGACGTTTCTGCCCGCTTGCGGCTGGGTGAAGTCTAGCCAGACGTATTCACCAAAGAGTGCAGCAACGGGAACGACTAGCAGTGACCCCCGTTCTTTGACCATCTCGCATTACGTCGATGGTGTGCTACGAAAAATAACCGGGGCAGTGGGCACATTCAAAGCCACGCTAATCTCTGGCAAGCTCGCTTGGATTGACTGGGAGTTCACTGGCTGCTGGGCTGGCGAGACGGACGTTTCGATTATCACGCCAACCTACGTTACGGACACAAACTACAAGTGGGCTGCCGGTGTTTGCCAGTGGAACAACGTAGACCTTCGAGCGGCACAGGCTGTCATCGATGCAGGCAACGTAATCCACATGCGAGAAGACCCTAGCAAAGCCTCCGGTTACATCGCGGGCATTATCACAGACCGCTACCCAAAGATAACTATCGACCCTGAAAAGGTGCTCGTGGCAACGCAGGATCGACACGGGTTGTGGCTATCAAATACTGAGTACGCATTGGAGTTGCACTTGAGCGGTGCGGGTAATTCCGTTCTGCAGTTCGATGCACCCAAGGCTCAGATCATGAAAATTACGCACACAGACCGCGACAAGCTAACCGTCGATTCGGTCGAGATGGCTTGCAACAAAAACGGGGCGACACATGACGCCTGCCTCTCCATAACCTTTACGGCGACTGTTTAATGCCAATTCTTTGCGACCCGAATAGTACGTTCTCAGTTTTTCTCAAAGGTGACGAGGGTAAAGACCCGTTGCCGTCGTTTACCGCTCGCTGTCAGTCGATGCGTGGCCAGATGCGAATCTGTGAAGTGATCGACAAGCTAGTCGATGAGGACATGACGACGGCGGAGTTGTTTAGCCAGACCATTGCGATGCTGGGCGAAGTGGTTGTCGGCTGGAAGAACATGCCGATTCCGTTCAGCACTGAAGCACTAGCGGACCTATTGAACTACAGCGAAGCCCGAGAGTTGCTTCGAAGTGTCTTGTATCACTCTCAGCTTGGGGCCGAAGAAAAAAAAGACTAACGCTCGCGGCTCTGATTCGCTGCGGCGAATTGTGCAGAAGTTGCGGGCATGAGTGTAAGGACAAAGGTGTAGTGATCGAATGCCCAGCGTGCAAGGGTTACGGGTGCGAGCGATGCAAGGATGGACGACTACAGATTGACGGTTGCCCACAAGAGCAAGTGAAAGGGCTAGGCCCTTTCTGCCGGTTGTCGGATTTGTTCGTCAAAGGCTTACCACCAATCGCAGGCGGGGCACTAGATCAATCGGCACAGTTTGTTGAAGCGAGCCAGTTCTTACAAAACACCGAACAACGAATAGTGGAAGCATGGCGAGCGAATCAGTAACAATCCTAATCGACGCAGAGAACCAAGCGTCTGCCGAATTTAAAAAGGTCGGACAGGACTTGGAAGGTATGTCGCGTCGAGTCAAAGACGTCGGCCGCAACACCAAGGCTTCCGTTGAGATTGCTGGCACTCTGGCTAACGCTTTCGGTGGATCGGCGTTCGGTGCGTTTGCTTCGCAGATGGCACAGGTTACGGAACGGGTGTCTGCATTCTCTGAAGTAGCCAAGACGGGCACGCTCGGGGCAATGGCTTTAAAGCTTGGCATCGTGGCGGCTGCTGGTGCGGTGACGTACAAGGTGACTGAGGTAGTGGCGTCATGGGCTTTCGGCATAGAGAAGTCGAAAGAAGCAGCAGCGGACGCAGAAAAGCAGTTCGTTAAGACGTCGGCCGAAATGCTGAAGATGCGTCAAGATGCGTTTTCGTCAACGAAGGAAGACATTAGTTTAGTTCGTGGTGCGCCAGAGCGTGAACGTGCCGCCAACGAAGCAGCAAACCGACTAGAGCGGCAAGCAAGAGAGTTAGACGCGAAGGTCCAAAAAGCTGCTGATGAATTGGCACGCAAACAAGCGGCTCTGCAATCGTCATGGCTAAAAGACAGAGCGGTAACCGATGTCAATGTCGCCAAAGACCAGCTCGCCAACATGCAGGCGATGCGAGACGAGCTAGACGCAGAAGCCAAGAGCCTGCGTGACATGGTTGGCGAGCGCACCAAAAGCATCGAAGCCCGCAAAGCTGAAAATGCACTAGCTGAAAAGTCCGATTCATTCATAAAAGGCCTCCGTGAAGAAGTCGAGTTATTAAAAGCCACAAAGGAAGAACGGCTAGCCATTGAAGCAGCACGCAACGCAACGCCAGAACAGCAGGGCATTGCTAAGGCATTGCTGGAAGAACGCGAAGCGTTGAAGGCCAAGGCGGAAGAGCAGAAAAAGGCAGAACAGGAAGTGGAGCAAGCAGCACGCAAAGAACAAGACGCTATCGAGCGGACTGCGGCACTAGAGAAAAAGCGGCTGGTTGACATCGAGGCACGACGCATTGAACTGATCAAAGGCCGCGAGGCTGCACAGGCTTATCGACTTGAACAAGATGGACTATCCAAAGCGACGGCCGAACGGCTAGCGGCAGCGGAAGAACAGCAGAAGCGACTGGAAGAATCCGCCAGCAAGCAAAAAAACCTCGATGCAGACACTAGCCCGCAACAGGCGGTGCAAGGGCGATTGCTAACCAAGGGTACTGCGGGAGATTCGATGGCACAGATGGTCAACACGCTCAAGGCAATACTGGGTGTCGGGCAGGCGAATCAAAAGACCAACGAGGAAATATCAAGAGAGCTTCGTAATCGTGGTTTCACTGTTAAAACGGCGGTGATCCCATGAGCGTAACAAGTGTGATAGAAATGTGGTCGCGTCGAAGTGGTGCCTACGAAGCAAAGGACTCGATTGCAACTAAGTTCGTGGCTACTACGGCCTACCAAGTCGTTCACTCAGCGGACGAAACAGAAGACGCAATACTCTTGGATTCCGCCATCCCTCGCGTGCATGATGAGTTCCCAAGTAAGGCGGGAGTGTACGCAACGAAGGTTAGGCGAGAACCTGCGGGCCTTGTAATGTCGGTCGTTACAGTTGAATGGGAAGGCGAAGCAGACAGCACCAACGGAGGCGGACCACTCGACCAACCGCCGAAGTGGGTTTGGTCCAACACAATCACAACTGAGCCAGTTGATACGGATGCGGACGGTGTGCCACTATGCAACAGCAACGGCGAGCTAAAAGAAGGATTCACGAAAGATGTGTCCGACTTCACGCTTTCCGTGACTCGCAATTTTCAGTCTATCAATACCTACGCTCTGGTTCAGTATCTCGATTCAGTCAATAGCGACCCGTTCGGCTCTCCAGATTCTATTTGGCCTGCTGGCACTGGAATGCTGCGGACGTTTACGGCTGAAGCAACGCTAAAAGACGCAAGCCAGTATTACGCAGTCAATGCACAGATCGACTTTCGCGTGCCTTACTTGACCGTTTCAGAGCGTGCTTGGTGGTATCGGTACCGCAATGACGGCCTGAATGTCCAAGGCGGGACAAAGGTAACATTCTCCGGTGGTGGCGCGACTGCTCAGGCTACAGGTTACGCCACCGTGTCGGCCGGTGCATTGACTGGCGTTGTCATTACCTACGGCGGTCGCGGTTATACGTCTGCTCCGTCTGTGGCGTTCTCCGGTGGCACTGGAGGAAGCGGCACAGCAACCGTTGCCAATGGACGCGTGGTCTCTTGCACGGCATCCGGGGGAACTGGGCACACTGCAAGGCTTGTGCGTGCGACGGACGCGAATAAAGAACCAGAGTCCAGGCCGGTTTGCCTGAAGCTAGACGGCTCGCGCGAGTACAACCCAAACGCTGCCATTTGGATTGAACGCAAGAAAAAACAATACTCTTTACCGTACTCAGCATTGGGGCTTTTTTAATGGCCAATGAAATCACGATTAGCGCTTCGCTGCGACTAGTGAACGGAAACCAGATATTCCAATTCCTGCCAGCCGCATTGAGCATCACACAGACGGCGCAGGGTGGGCCAACGCCAGGATACTGGATCGTTGGCACCTCGGAAGAAAGCAACGCATTCCCAGAGCTTACAACCGAAGGCTGGCTCGTGATGCAGAACCAAGACGGGACGAACTATGTCGAGTGGGGATTCTCCACGGGCGTTTACGGCGGACGGCTTGAGGCTGGCGAGTTTGCGATGTTCCGCACCAATCCAGCGCTAACGCTCTACATGAAAGCCAATACAGCAGCGTGTAAGGTTGTCGTCTATTGCTTCGAGGATTAGCCGCGTGGAAGTAGTCCAGTTTGGCGAACGAGAGCTAGGCGAGATAGCCGACATCATCCGTTATTATCGAAAAAACGGACTGTGGGCCGGTCAGGGTTCGTCTAGTACGGACGCTTTCGGAAAGACTGGCATCCTCGTTAAGAACACCGAAGCCAGCGTAATCCCTGCCTATGGCTGCATGGAAGTTGTAACGACGGTTGACGAATCGGGGCAGGCTTACATCACAGTCAAAAAGCCAACAAGTTCCGGCGTGCTGTTTCTGTTCAACGGTCATTTCGAGATCGAGGCCAGCGGTTACGGTGAGGCGCAGCGTGGACCAGTCTATCGCGTCTATAAGAGCACTGGCACGGTAACGATGGGCAATCGCTGGGCACCAACACCAAGCCAGTATTACTTGACCAAGGGTGCAGGCGCTTACGTTGTCTGCGGCTCTGACGACATCGGCACCGACGTCTTCCGAGTAATGCGTGACGACGTTGCCCGCTTGTATCGCTTCACCCTTAACGCAACTTTGGCCAGCGGCACAGCAGACGCGGACATACTAGAGATGGATGGCACCGACACGAACATCGACGCAACGGTGCGTGATCCGCTGGGGATATTTGCGGCGCTCACTGCGGTTAATTCGGCTGGCCTGTGCTTATACCAGGATGGCAAATACTATGTAATTCAGGCGGCGTGTCCATAATGGGTTGGTTCGGACCTGCGGGAAATTGTGGGTGTTGTGATGAAGCTTGCGAGCCATGCGCGGAGATAACCTATTTTACGATTGATATTGCTGACCCTGTTTGCACTGGCACAGCTACTCCCGATCCTGGGTTTTGTTCGCGTAATAACGGCACTTATGTTTTTCGGACGGTGGGCAGTCCGACAGGTGACGGATGCGCTTGGATTGTTTCGCCTCTTGCAAGCGGGATTTGTGAAGATGCGATTGGTTTCGGTTATTACTACATTGGATACGTTGCGATGAGCGGTGGCGGTTGCGGCGCTGGTACGATGGCTGCTGTTATTAGCTTTGCTAACGACCCAGGCGGCGGGGTGATTATTACGGTATCGCTGCAGTATTCATATAACTACATAAACGATTTCGCGAGCCCTGCGGTCAGAAACTCTTCGGTGTATTACTTCACGTTTTCGGATACATTCGCCACGTGCGCCGATGCAGTTGGCGCTACTCTGCCGCTGACGGACACAAATATCAGCCTTTGCCAAGGTAGTGATCCGGGAGACTTTTGCGATGTCGCAAGCGCCGTCGTCACAATTGGATAGCTGGACATGCCCGAAGTGCCAACGGATGATTAAAGGGCGTCTAGTTCTGCCGATACGATGCTGCGAAGTTGTCGAGCCAGTCAAGACCTGCATCCATCGCAGCCCCCGTATCGGTCGCGGCTCCTGCGGGTGCGGGGCTTTTTATTCTTGTCGGCTCTACGGCGTCTACTGTAGCGAGCGTCGGCCGAAGGATGAGCTGTTCACCGTGACGCTGAATCTGGACGCGGGTGGGTCGGTTCAGCTTAGCGAGGCGGGCTATCGGTGCTGCTCGGCGTGTGAGGGGTTTCAATCCTCGGAGCGTTGAGGAAAGCGACGTATTTATCAAGAATGGATTCGTCACTTTCAAAATCATGGGCATCCAACAGTCGCCAGTTATCGCGGTGCGTGGGTTGTCTAAATTGCATGTCGTGTCCATTCGCTAATCCTTGCCACTTGTACTAACCACTTCGCAAACTCTGGATGCGTCGCGCTCCGCTGGTGCTTGCTCATTACTTGCCATCGCCTTCGGTCCCCGCTTGTGTCGTGCAGTCGGAACGGAACTGCCGGAAGATCACACGGAAGCACACCAGCGATTAACAGCCAAGTTTTCTTTATTCGCGAATCTCCCCACCAAGATTGATTGACTTCCATCGACCAAAGATCACCGCGAGCCTCCCAGCCTGGCTTCGGCAAGTTGCAATGGTCCCAAAGACGGCTGTGGGCTGGATGCTCGAGGACTCCGCCACACTGCTGCAAAATCTCAACACACAACGGGCCGAGTTCTTTTTCTCCTGGCAGTGGTTTGGCTTGATGAGCGCAGTAGGCACTCCATGAGCGGCATGGTGGATGGGCAACTACTGGACGATCGCGCGGAAATGTCCTTACGTCGCGGTCAATGTCGTAGCAATCAAAACCAAGCGTTTTGTAGATCGAGTTTTTGGCAACGCATAAAACGGCTATCGGCGGTGGTTGTCGGTGTTGCGTCATGGAAGCGAATCCCCATCGTATTGAATCTGGCAAACGTAACCTGATCGCGCATCACCGTCTGAATCGGTCCAAAGGTATTCCCAACCAGTAGGCGAATCGCTGGATGAAATGATCCCTTCCAAGATGCCGTATTCCCACGGTTCATGCGCGTGGTCCGTATCGCCAAATCTGGCTATGCTTCCAATGTCTGCGGCGATTGCTATTCGCCATTGATAGTTTGGCGTGGGTTGTCGGTGGGTCATTGCAGTACTCGCAGTAAAAGGCGTAGTTGGCCGCGTGTGAACCGACGACACGGCACTAAGTCAAGACCGTTTATTGATCCGATGTCGATCTTATCGCCAGTTCCAAAATATTCGATTGCTAGATTGCAAGTTCCAGTTTCAAGCCATTCTTTTGCAACTGCGTCAAGCAACTCTTCCGTTATCGGCTCATCATCATCCGGAGCGTGTTCTGCGAGGTAGGCACGAACGACAGTAAACGCATCGTCGCAAATACGCTCGTATTCCTTAGTCCGCTTGTCGTACACCCAGTTCGCTTCAATCCTTACTCGCAACCGTTCCGCCGCTTGGTTTACTTCATTGCTCATGGCTGGCCTCTGGTGCTTTTGAAAACGCGACCATCAGCAGTAATCGCACGCTGACCGTTTTCGTCGTAAATAACGTCCGGTTGCTCATCTGGACCGCACGGAACTACCTTGCCGTCATCGCTTACACGGTACGCCGCTTGGTTTACTTCTGACATGGTTGCCACTGTCCTTTCGATTCTGCAATCTTCCACGCCCATGTTTTGACGCGGGTTAATCCCTTGGGCCACTTTGCAACGATGGCACCATTAACGCGAGCCCAGTTCGTCGGCCATGACGACACAAGAGCCATCGCGTAGGTGTTGGCAATCTCTGCTTGTGTCGCGCCTTGGTTGATTTCGTTTTCAATTACCAGTTCGCAGCACGCTAGTTCCATTGTGAATGCTTGGTTCGTGTCGCTCATTGCTTCTTCTCCACAATATCGAGCGGAGTCACAATCAGCGCGGCGCGTGCCTCGGTGTTGTCAGTTCCGCCCCAGAAGTATTCGCCAGATTGCAAGCAGAACACTTCCATTTTTACGGGATCACTGGTGTAGTATTCCGTCTTGAAGCCAATCGTCCCATGAAATAAAAACGGGCCACCTGGGCAGTCGATTAGCTTGCAATCTTTGCGACTCCGCTTGAATCGCACCTTGAAAGAATCAATTTCGAATATGTCGCTCATTGCCCGAGTTCCTTACCTACAGTCCTGCAAATCTCCAATGCGTATCCGCTACTGTGCCACTTTGCGATATTACCAATGGTTTGCAGCAACTCACGCAGGCGGGCGTTTTCGGAAAGCACGGTTCTGTAGCGATGCTCCCATGTATCGACGGTTTGCAATGTGTTGCAATGACCGCAAACGCCGCTTGGCAAAATGTCAGCAACGCCGCAAGTTTTACATTCGTACATTCCAAGGTCAGCAGCCATTCCGCCAACAGCAGAGCAGCCGCCGTCGTCTTCAATGCCAGCTTCTTTCATTCGTTGCAAAACTTCCTCGCGCCATTGCTGGTTTGGTCCTTCGAGCGGTTTACAAATAAAGCAAGTCGTTCTATGGACGCTAGTGAACGCCTTGCCGCATTGGTCACATGATTTGGTAATCATACCGCTGGACCTATTGATTCAACTGAAACATGAACAATCATGACAGTCCCATAAACACAGCGGGCTTCCATGTACGCTTCGGAGTAGCTGTTGAACAGGCGTATTGATGGGTACTGTGGATCGGCGTCTTTGGTTAGCCACAGCCCGCCTCCAAGGTCTATGGCGTATGCCTTGAATCGTCGCACGTCTACCTGCTGAATGTAGTCTGGCTGTCCAGTCTTCGGCGCGTGATATGTAAAGTTGTTTTCCAGTTCCAAATGTCCGCTCATTGCTTCTCATCCCTTAAAACAGAAGGCATCAAACCATTTCGGCTTAGGTAATCCAAAGCCTTGGTAGCTACGTCGCTACCTTTTTCAAAAACTCGAACGCGCCGTGCTAATCGAACGATCAGCAGGCAAAGATTGTTGTTTTGTGACTCCAACTCCGCCACTCGCGATTGGGCGGCGGCTAGTTGGGATTGCAGTTTGTCGATTTCTGCCATTTGTCGCTCAAGTGCCTGAAGCTGCACTTGGCGAATCTCCCTTTGGAAATTTGATAAACTCGCAGAAATGCAACAATGTGTCCAGGTGTCGCACTCGCGCCGCATTTTCACTTGAACGCCAAGCTTGCCGCACATCATCCGCACGCGACTTTCGTTTTTGGTATGAATACACTGATTCCAGTCGCGATTGGCTAGCACGATTGCATAGATCATCTGAAACTCAACACCACAGACGAACATTTCTCGGTCGCGGTCTGCGTAGCCGTCCGTATCAATCCAAAACGACATAACAGGCTCAAACTCCTGCTCGCTCACTTGCTCACCTCAAAAACAAAGACGCGATTGCAACAGCGCCAATCAGAATGAAAAACCAAAGGGGAATCAGTGGGCCGCTAGATGGTCGCCTGTATACAGGGTCGGGGTCGTCGATCTTCACTTGCTCACCTCCGCTGTATCGATTGTCGCAACAACTCGCATTACGGAAATCACTTGCTGCTTTGGAATGATCCAGCCGCCTGCGATTTTTCCGAACGTCGTTTCCCACGATGAAGCAAGAACATACCGTTCGCAATTGTCTTCAATCAGAAATCCGGTCGTGTAAATAATTCGTGGCATGTTGGCGAACTCAAGCAAGTCTGGAATAGTCATCCATTCTGCCGCTGTCTCGCAATCTCGCCACGCAATCACAACTATTGGTGGTCTAGTTGGCTTACTCACTTGCTCACCTCCACGGCATCTTCGCGGTAGTATTCATAGATCGCTGCCGAGACTCCGCTGCCGTGCCCAGTCCACTTGCAAATGATTGACCACTCAGGCACCTTCTTCCGCTTGGCTACCCAATGCGCAGTTCGGCAAATACGAGCGAGCACCTTTCGTGGATCGCCTACACACTCGCGAAACATATCGGGCGCGCCGTTCATTTGCGCCAGAATGCTTTCGAGCTTTTCGTCTCGCGTTTCCATCTCTGGTCCAGCGTCGATTGAGTAGCGCGGAGAGGGAGGAAGAGACTCCAGTTCTCGCTTAATCGCCTTGCTTTGTGCCTCAACCTTTTCTGGCGATGATGGCATTGCTCGCTGAGGACCGATGTCGATGGGCGGGACTATGCGGTAGGCTACGATGTCGAGCGGATTGACTCGCCCCCATAACTTAGTAAATCCAGTCTCGCCATCGGCAAACCTAACTTCCACTTCAGTATTCAGCGGCACCGGACAGCCATTCCCATCGTGCTCAATCCAGCCCTCGCTATCAGGCTGCGGTTCACTCTCTGCAAGCTTAGCTTTAACCACATCGCCAAAGTCTTCTACACTGAACTTTAGTTCTGTCTGCGGCGGCGGGACTTCGCGGATTAGGTCTAAAGCTGCACTTGGCGAATCGCCCCAGAATCGACCACTGTCGGTGTAGGTGTTTGCTGCCGCAATCCAAGGGTATTTTTCATTTGCAAACACCATGGCAGGCCCCACAACCTTCCCATCCCGTCGCTCATACCACGCACCCTCCCGTAGTTGTAACTGTCGGTTACTGTCAGTTTTGTTGTCAATTGACACTTGCTGTAGCGTGGGCGGGGCGTCGGCGGGTGTGCGTGTAGTTCGATAAAACCACCCTGTATGTTGTCGATCGCTAAGCGCTTCATCGATCTGCACCCACTCGCGATATGGCGGCGAAAGAACCCAGTCGCCAGCTTGCGGAACCTCGTCTGGTTCAAGTGGCCGCGTGTCCTTCGGCTGCGGTATCTCATCGGGGCGGGCGCGACGAAAGCGCTCTGCAAGCTTCCATGCTCCGGCAGCTTTAATCCAACCCAGTTCAGTTGCCTCAATCTGGTAAACCCCACCGGAAGTCACTGGTGCTTGATGCAGCGATTGTTCGTTGGCATCCACACACACCACCCAATCCCCAGCCTTGAACGCTTCCTCCATCGGCTCTGGCACGCAATCGAAATCAGCGGGCAGCTCTGGGTACACATCTCCAATTTTTGGCAGGCCGCTATCGTCGCGAGTCAGGCCGTTGAGACGGTTGGCGAGGAAGTCACCGAGTTTGCCGCCAGACTCCCAAGTATTTCCATAAGTTACAACGCATTCTTCACCGGTCGCAACCTGAAGAATCTTCGCCTGAAAAAATTGCATGCCGCTCGAAGAGTGCGAAAGAATCTCATACTCGCCACAGCATCGGTCGAGAGTTTTGATTAGATGGTTTATCGGTAACATTCGCCGCTATCCTCTGGCAAGGTAATAAGCGGCAGGCGCGAATTGGCGAAAGTAGTGTAAGCGGTTGCTTGTCTCGTGTCAACTGTGTATGATGCCTACCATGATTACCATGCCTTACGTTACGGTGTCCCAGGCCGCAAAAAAACTGGGAGTTTCTCGCCAGCGGATGCACAAACTTTTAGACATCTACGGCCTGCGTCGCGAGTTTTTGACTACGCGAATGGTGCTAATTCCAGTCGAGGAATTAAAAAAAATACCAAGAAAACGCACGGTTTCTACGCGGATTAAGAAAAAATCCAAAAATAGTGGTTGACACGTGTAGCAATGCCGATTACATTTCTTGGCAGTCGAGGAAGCCACCAACGGACGGCGGTTCAAGGAAGCGACAGCAAGCCACGACCGCAAGCTGTCGAAACGGAGTAGCACGTCCTGCGATTGGATTCAACGGACGGTTTTTTTGAATTTTAATCGTGACCCTGGCAGGCGCGATTGGCGAGCCTCTCCGGCTCGAAAGCCGGGGAGGGTTTTTAGAACACAAGGAGTCTTGTTATGTCAGTAGCAGTGCAAAACGTCTTGCAGGATGTGAGCATTGACCGCATCAAGCAGATTGTGATTGTTCGCCTATCTCCGCTTAAGACCGAATACATCAAAGAGCGAGACGAGATTGCGGCATTCATCGGTTATCACGGCTCGGCTGAAATCAACATGCTCGACGGTCTGTGGTGCAGCGTTAAGCCGCAAAACGGATACCTCAACTTTCACGTGGAGTTGAAGCCATGAACAACAAGTTAACCATCGTAACAGACAGCCACACGGAAGCTTTGGCAATTTACTTGCAAGGCAGATTGCGAGCGGAGGTTGATTTCATCGACGACTTTACTCCATTTCTACTTGTCGAGTGCTGCGAAATGTATGCACGCGACATTCCTTTAATCGTCGAAGCATTGCAGATCGACAGCGAAGAACGCGGTGTCTATGACGAGGATGCAGATGAAATTAGGTGGCCAGAGCAATTGGGAGAGCTAGTGTGATCATCCAACAACTCGGCGAGTTAAACGGAATCCGCTTCTGCCTTAACTACGACACCAGCGACGACGACGGCTGCGTGGATGAGATACAAGCAGAGCGTGACAGCGGACAAATAACGTGGCGTGAAGCTGGTTTTTTGCTGCACTTGTTGTTCAAGGCGCGGTGTGAGTTTCGGAAGCGACTTAGGGAGGCGAGTCATGGTAAGCCGAGTATCTAACTACTTCGACGCAACGGGTATTGACGACCCACGCATTGAGAACCTTCAAAGTCTTGTTGCGGCTCAATCGGAGCGAATACGAGAGCAGCACGAGCAAATGGAATTTTATACGTCGCTGCATTTGTGGGACATCTTGCTGACGGCCGCATTGTTTGGCGGCATCGGCATTGTGGCGGGTTTGGCTATTGCGTGTGTGTGGTAACGGGGTGCCCGTGGCTGTGAGGGCAAGTATCGCAGCAAGTCGCAGGCCGCCAAAAGTCTCCTTTCACAACCAGGCGGCTCACGATACGCGGTAACTCAGCGCGGGCGACGACTGAGGGTTTTTAAACAACGAGACAATACATGAACGCAGTAGTAGTAAAAGAACGACCAATCTTATTCAGCGGTCCAATGGTCCGTGCGATTCTGGACGGTCGCAAGACTCAGACAAGGCGGATTGTGAAGCCTCAGCCACCCGAGCACGCCATTGAAGTGTTTGACTGGCGAGCGCCGCATATTGCGGAATCCGTAAAGGCGAACGAAGGATGTTACTACAACGACATGGATGGATTGCACTTCCTGGCGAAATGCCCATACGGAACGGTTTGTTCAGCACTCTGGGTTCGCGAGACGTATCA